CTATTACACTTACAACTGCAGGATGGACAGCATCAACTAGTTCTGGCACAACTACTGCAACTTATTCTCCAGACGCTGTCTATACCTTTAGTACAAGCGAGACTGTTTTTGGATATTATGTTGTTGATCTTACAAGTCCAACCCCCAACCTTTTGTGGGCCGAAGCATTTAGTGGAGGACCTTTCGTTATTCCATCGGCTGGCGGTCAAATACAAATTACACCTACTGTAAACCTTGCATAATTTTTGGAGATATAATGGAAAATTTTATGAATTTCTTTTTTGCTGATTGGTTTCAAGTAAACGAGGCCACTATTGGAGAAGATGACTATGCTAAGGTTGTTGATTCGTATAGTAAAATGGTTCAAGATTTTGCCCAGCGTGCTGTGGAATATGCTCAGGATCGTCCCGGTTACATGACTTCTGACCAAATGGCATATATGTCCAAACTTGCAGAAGTTGGACTAGGAATTACATCAGAATCTGAATTTGAGCCTGCCGCTGGTCAATCTTTGACACTACCCAACTCTGATTTACTAGTTGCTGGATTCGGTACTTTTTATGATAGACTTGAAAAGTATGCTGGCAGGGTATTTGACAAATTTGAAGATTTTTCCTCCTTTTTAAGAAAAAGATTAGAAGTATCAAATGCAAGGAATCTTGCTCCTAGATTCATCGACATCATTCAAGAAATTGGTGGCATGGAGAAGAAGGGCATGGAATCTGGGGAAGCTGGTGTTGCTAGCTATGATGTTGAATCTGGTGAGGGTGGCCAAACTATGGCTGGCCAAGTTGGTGGCATGTCTGATGTTGAGAGAAAAGAAAGAGAAACTGGTCAGATCGCTGCTGGTGAAGAAAGAGAACAAGCCGAAGGTTTCTTTAAGGTTTTGACTGACAGAAGCAAGGTGTGTTTTGCAAATCTTTACAAACAAGCACAAGAACAAGTTGCTGCTGCTAGCAAAAAGATTTATGACTCTACCGGAGTAGGCAGTAATGTCTACAGGAATGCCGCATATGCAAAATACTTTGCTCAATACATTTTGAATATGATTGAGACCAATCCAGAAAAATATGAAAACATCCTAAAGAAGACACTTTCAGTAACTATTAGCAAAGATGTTGAACAAGCCAAAAAAGTAAAAGGTATGGATGTTCAAAATCTTCGTGCTTATGAAGCAGAATTGGCCAAGCAACTTGAGAGAGGATACAGAAAGCTGCCACAATTCCAAAAGGGTGGAGAAGGTTATGAGCGTGGTGCTGTTAGCAAAAAAGCTGCCGAAGATGCCAAAGCTCAAGTCACAGTTATGCTCAGAAAAAACCAAGAAACACTCATGACACAAGGTATGCCAGAAGGATCGGAAGAGGAAGATTTCTTAAAAGTTGCAACCCAAATGACCATTGATGATGTCAACCAAGCAATGGGTCGCAAGAAATCTGAAAAACAAGCCGTTCAGGCTCGATTCGGCAAACATGTCGCCGGTATCCAAGGCATTCACACAAACCTTGTAGTAGTTCCCAAGGGAATGACAGATGTCGAAGGCTTGCTCATGAGCGACTTCGGACAACAATTCAAAACAGTAATTGCCAAAGATATGGAATTACTTAAAGCATTGGCTGTTCGTGCCTTCCTTGGACTAGCAGGAATCGCAAGAGGCACAAAAGGCTGTATGAATGTTGCACAGGCTCTTGAAAATGTTCCATCAATATTCCGTGATGACATTAGAAAAAATGTTAACATGTCTGGTGCCGATGTGGCTATGGAAGGTTTTATGTTGGAACAAGACGGTCCTGACCCATCTGCCGTTGATTTCAGATCTGGAAAATCATGTGATCAGATACTTCTAATAAGAGGCACTACTGATCAGCAAAAACTAACAGACCTTGTCAACAAGTTCTTCGATATCAGATTTCCAAGCCTTGAATTCAAGACAGTTGCCCAAACTAATATTATTGAAAAAGCAATATTTGGCACCATCGTGGCAAGCGCAAATGCTGTTATTGATAACGACAAGGCATGTGATCACCCACAATTTACATTCCCATTCAGAGGAAGACACTACGATATCGAAAAGGGTGTCAAGAAAGAAGCTATATCATTTGATAATATCTACGAAAACTTGAGGTTTAAGTATGAAATCAACAGGATAGTCAAAGAGATTATAAATGATATATCGTAATGATGGCAAACCATATGCTGTAACAGGTTCAAGACAGCAGTTTGATGATGGTTTACCAGAACATGAACTTTTCAACACATGGGATGAGGAGGCCATCAAAATCGGTGGCACTCCTCTGTTCTACTACGAATTGTTCATTGACACTAACAACATAGATCCAATTTATCTTGAGTCTCGTGCCAAGATTTATAGTCCTAATCCAATTCAGCTTTATGGCTATTATGAGCCTGTTGCAAGTCAAAATATGCAAACAGCGTTTGGTATAGATTCTCCTGATGAAATGATTTTTGAGATGAATTATCGAGCAGTTTTGAGGGATGTTGGACATGTGCCAAAAATTGGCTCAAGAATTTTCAGCCCATTTTTAAAAGAAAACTGGGTTATTATAGAAAGAAAAACGGCGGAATTTAAGATGTATCAAGTTTTGCATGTTCAATTGATATGTCAAAGATTCCAAGAAGATGATGTTAGTGGTACATCTGTAAATAAAATGCCTGATGTTGATTACAAAATTGTTTAATAAAGGGGATTGCTATGAAAAGTTTTTATGAATTTTACCGTCTAATCAAGGAAAACAAGTTGTTTGAGCAAGAAATGGGAGATCCCATGACTGCTAATGCAACAGCTGGCACACCTCCTATGCAGGGTGGAGTTGCTCCTCCTGCCATGCCTGCTGCTGCTCCTGCTGAAGCTGGTGCAGAGGCTATGCCAGAAGTTGGTTCAGAGGAAGACAAGAGTAATGTTTCACCTTCTGCTGGTGAACTAGACACAGAATCTGTAGCACAAGCGCTTGAATCATTGGCCGGAATGGCTGACAATTTCAAGTCCCAAGATGAAGATAAAGGCGCACAGTATGAGCAACTAGTAAATCAACTTAAAGATTTGGTTGCGAGTATTACTGGCACAGAGGACGAGGAAAAAGAAGAGGGAGAAGAAACTCCTCCTCAAGGCGCAGAAGGACAAAACCCAATTCCTGCTGGTGGTGCTGCTGCTGAGTCAGGAGAAGGAAGTCCCGAACTAGGTGGACAGGCTGGCATGCCTACTGCTCCCGGCGCTGGCACTATGCAGGGTGGAGAAGCCATGATGAATGCAATGGGAGGAGCGTCAGCTGCTCCTATGGCTTAGTAGTTGGTTATTACTAGTTCTTTGCCAACTTTTTTCTTGACGATTTCTTTATCTTCGTCCATGTAAATATGATTTTCGATTGATTTGGCGCTGGATGTACCACCGTATGTCCAGCCCTCTTCATGTATATTGAAACCAATTTTATTATAAATTTCTCGTATTTCAGGACAATCATCATAACTTATACAAATTTTATGTGGACTTGATTTGCATGTTTGTGCAAATTTTTCATGATCTTGTTTGGTAAAATTGTTATCATAAAGTTTGAGTTTTTCTGGCAATAGTGTATTTACAAAATATGGTGGATCACAATATATCCAAACATTTTTATCTGATGGTTTTAAAATAATTGTTTCATATGATTGGCAAGTAATTTTTACATCCTTCATATGTTTGGCTGCTTGTTCCATTATGGGTTTTGTTGTTATGTTCCATCCAGCTGGTTTTGAATAATACATTTGGCATTTGACTCCATAACGCACTCTTCCTCCCCAGACAGTGCGATTTACGAAGTAATATCTTAACGCTTGATCACAGTTCTCGTTTTCTGCAAAGAAATCAAACCACTCTTTAAGTCTTGCGTTGTAAATTGCCTTTCCACCCGGTTTGGTTGACGCAAGTGGTTCTCCTTTTTTTTCCGGTTCGATTTCTCTGCATTTTTTTATAAATTCTTCAGGTCTTTCTTGAAGTGCTTTATAAACTTCAATTAAATTTTTATCTAAATCATTGATCCATCTTACTTCCACTTGAGGCATGGCAAAAAAAATACCGCCTCCACCAACAAACGGTTCTCTATATTCTGTTATATCTTGTGGGACATATTTCAAAATTGTTTTTTGAACAGCAGGTTTACTTTTACCACCGGGATATCTAAAAATACTTTTCATATTCTATAAATAAATAACTAAGGACAAAATTTATGAAACCAATTGGGCCAAATTCAAACAGCTATGACAAAACACTTAATGATTTCAAAGAGAAGTCTCCATTGTTTCGTTCTGAGAACATAGATCCTGCTCCGGGTTTTACACAACAACCTCCAGATAATCAAAACAACATAGGGCTTGGAGTGCCATCTGATTGGACAACAGATGTCTTTACACAAAAAATAGGACTTGGATCGCAAAATAATTGTGATCCTTTTCAATCTGGCAGCATAGTAAACGACCTAGAAACACCAAATAGAAATACAATTTACAGATACAGCAAATCCGTAAGGGCTTGTGACGAAGCTGTTATGGATCTTTTTCGTAATTTGGTTGTTATTGATGAAGACGGAAAAGCTCATCCTGTGCCTATTATTTGGGGTACACAAGAAAGAGCGGTTGCGGCAGTTGTTCAAGAAAATGTTAGAAAAGATGAAACATTAGTTGTTGATAGAATTCGTCTTCCTATGTTAGCAATCAGTAGCACTGGCTTTGGCATGAATATGTCAAGATACACATATCATCATGCGATAAATTTTTTAACTGATCATAGTGGAAAGCCACAGTTTACTACCAATGAAAAGTATGAAAAAGATACTGTTTTTGGAGTTACCAGAGGTATACCGTTGGACATTGATTATACAATGTATGCATGGACATTGCAGCTTGAAGATATGAATCAAATATTAGAACAAATTATAACTAAATTTAGCCCGATTGCATACATAAAAGTGCGGGGCGTTTTGTGGGAAGTTGCCGTCAAGTTGGAATCAATCGGCAACAATTTACAAACCGAACCGGGAGATGCGGCTCTTAGAGTAATTAAGTTTCAGTTTATGATCAAGGCCGAAACCTATGTTGCTCAGCCAATTCGAAGAGAAAAAGCTGTGCTTAAGACTCGAGTGGATGTAGTAAATTCATTGGACCCTGAGCAAATTAGTGAAATTATGAACAGACTAGAAGAGGCAGTAGAGGAATTAAAATGATAGAAATAAGAAATTTAAAAAAGCATCCTGTACAGCTAATAATCAGGTCTAGATTGACACCAAAAAGCTTTACAGTTTTGAATATTCCGGGCATAGGTAATGGAAAAAATATTTTTAATTTAGAAGAAGAGAGATCAACTGAATATATAGATAGAGCACAAAAGGCTGGTCTTATATCAACCAGATATTTAGTAAACAGCTACGGTAGAGGAGAAAAACATGGCAATACTTAAGGGTTTCCCACCCAGCAATACAATTAGTCCTTCGATCCGCATTACTGAGAAGGATTTAAGCTTTATAAGCAGCACACCAAGCTTGAATCGTATCGGTATTGTTGGGTTTGCTTCTAAAGGACCAATTAATACACCGACTACTATTTCAACATTAAGTCAACTTACCACAGTATTTGGAAATCCTCATCCTGATACAGGTGATCCTTACCTAATTTATGCCGCACAACTCGCATTGCAAGTTAGCAATGAAGTTATGATTGTGCGTGTTGCCGAAACCAATCTTGTAAATCCAGCTTACGCTCAAACTGCCGAAGTAGCTGTTCTACCATCTGGTTCTGAAATTGATGTTTATTCAGCTACTGCAGGCACTTTTGATTTCGGTCAAGATGTTTTCTTCCGATGGAAAACAAATGGTGTTTTGGCGAGCAAAACCTTAGTTATTTTGGATGCTAATGCTCCTTTTACCGTTGCAAGCCTTGTTGAAGAACTAAATGCACAACTTGTTCCTTCCATCGATGGCATCGAGTTTTATGAAAATGATCCTGATGGCACTCCTACACTTGGAATTCGCACCACATGGGCTTATGGTCCAAGCGCAACCCTAGAGTTCGTTAGTGTTCAAGATATGATGGTAGGCGGGGCAAGCAATCTTGTTGGCCTTGGCGACCTTATGGAAGTTGCTGAAATAGTTGGCACCACTACCCACTATCCTGTGGATGCTTCTCACACAACTGCTAATGTTTGGGATTTCAGTGGTCTATCATCCCTAACCTTACAAGTTGTTGTTGATGGTACCGACAATGTCAACATTGATAATATTGTTCAGACTGTTGATCTGGATTCTCTTTTAACAGGTGGTCCATACACTACTGCTCAAGTTGTATCTGCAATAAACAGTTACATCACACTAGATCTTAGTGGTGGTTTTGAAGCATACACTAGCGGTGGTTATAACATCAAGCTTCGCACGCTTACTGTTGGTCGTGATGCAAAAATAAGTGTTAAAGTTGCTAGCACTGGAGATGCAATTCTCGGTCTAGATAATCTTCTTCATTCTGGTGTTTCACCAACTGCTGCTTGGAACGAAGTTGGCGCTGAAACCGCTGGTATTATCACAGGTACTGCTTATGTTGGCACAACTCCTACATTTACAGTGACTGCCGATTCTCCCGGCATAGATGGCAATGACACACAAATCGTTATTACAAACGAAGACGGTGGTACATTCAACATTCAGGTTTTCGTTGGTGGAGATCCCGTAGAAGCATGGGGTAACCTTACTAAAGATGAAAGTTCCACTTTGTATGTTGGAACCTATCTCGACTTGGTAAGCGATTACATCCGAATTACTGATAACACAGCAGTATCTGCACCTCCTGCCAATACTGGTGGAACAGGACTTGTTCTGACTGGTGGTAGCGATGGTATTCCAACAGACCCAGATGATCAAGACAATCTCCTAATTGGAAATGCAGCAGCCTTTACCGGTCTCTATGCTTTTTCTGAGCCAGAGCAAATTGATATCGATCTACTTGCAGTTCCCGGTCACTCATCAACATCCGTTGTGTTTGCTCTGCTCAATGTCTGCCAAAATTATCGACAAGACTGCTTGGC